ACCTACGAAAGTGCTGTTTTGCTTTTTTTCCTTATTGATTACGCAATGGTTAACGAGATGGTTAAAACCGTCTTTTCAGTAGTTAAACGGATAGCAACAACCGTATCGATAAATATTGCAAGTCCAATAACCAACAAAATAACCTGGATAGGTGCAAAGAACGAATAAACAGCAACAAGACCCGTAATTAAATACTTCATATTTCGTATTTAGTTAGTTCGTGAAAAGTCCACGCTATTACTTCCTCAGTTGTGAATGTCGAAGTGTACGTAAACCCGTCTAAATTTACTCCATAGTCCTGTTCGGGTGTGATCAATAAAACGTCAACACGTACTGCCTTGTTTCGTAAATCGTCAGTAATATAAACCACTTCAATTTTAGGGTTTGTTATTGTAGTTTCAAAGAATGGAAATTGATAAGTCATAGTTAAGAAATTGTAGTTCCACTTACGTTACATTTACGCACCCAAATACCACCGTTTGTATTGGCTTTATTTGAAGATGCAAAACAACCAACACTTGCAAGGTCTGTCGAAATACCTGCACTTCCTGACGGCGAAGTACTTATCCAAAAGTAACGTCTATTTGTACTAAATGGCGCATAGTTTAACATGAAAGCTGCAAGTAGTGAAAAGTTCATGATGTTTGTCATTTCGACAAAGTTAGTCAAGTTCCACCCGGTCAATCCGTCAAATGTTGAGGCGGTGTGTTGTGTTAATTGTGCCGACCAAGTACGAGCGTTTAAGTCTCCGAAATAATACGCAAGTACCGTTGACCCGTCATAGGTTGACCAATCATAAGCAACCGAGTTTGTGTAGGTTTGCCCCCCTGTTTTATTGGTAAATCGGTTTGTAGTTCCGAAAGGATTATTTGAAGGTAAAGTTGTAAAGTTCGTAAGCCGTCCGCGTTGCGTTGCGCCGTCATCACCTGTTGCATAAGAGGTTGTTTGTCCCGTCTTCATTAAGGTAGCCCCAACAGCCGCAGGAGTTGAAGCCGCTCTTGCTTTTATGTATCTATTGTCCATTATTTCGTGATGTTTAGATTAACTACCGATGCAACCGAAGCCGTTACCGTTATTTTACTTCCTATTGCTATTGTATTTCCAAGCGTATAGGCTACGTTGTCATCTTGAAGTGTAATAGTTGGCGCATTTAATACGTTACTAACTGAGGTAATTACCATTTGATAAGGTGCGTAAAAGTTCACCGTAAGCGCGTCAATTAACTCAATAGTGTATTGTATAGTCGCATCAATCCATTTGCCCGTAGAAGCGTTGTATTCAAGCCCTGCGCCTCCCGTTGGTGAAGTAATATCTACTTGAATGTTGGGAATGTCAGAAGTCAAGGCAATAGTGCCACTTGCATCAGGTAGATAGTGGTCACGAACAGATGTTAAATTTGTTGTGTATAGATTGACTGGACAAACTGACTCAAATGTAACTGCATGAAACCATCTTCAATGACTAATAATGGATGTCCATCTGCATCTTCAATGTGAAAGTCACCATCTGTGTAGTGAATGCTGCCATAGTTGTCATTTGCTCCATCATATAAGTAAACTTTTTCAGTGCTTAGACTATTTAGCCCAAGGTCAACGTCTGCATTTGCTCCTGTGTAGGGAACAAGTCCGCTAGTGTCAGGAATAGTTGGTTTGTTTGTCAAGTCATCATAGTCACCAGTTGTTGCGACATCTGCAAGATCTGCAGTGTTGGCCTTCAATGACAAGGCATCATGCACTGCATTCTCTGATGGTGCTGTTGTAGTCACTCCATCAGTGATGGTCTGTGTGACTTGTGAAGGTATGTTAATATTTACTGCCATACTATATTGATATCAAAGTCTGCTAATGTTATTGCTGTTTCGGTTGCCACCAATTCTTCATTCAAATACACATTGTATGTTGTATCTGGTAGAATGTAGGTGTCACCAGATGGAATGCTTTGACTGAATGAGCCATCACTATTCTCTACTAATGCAGGCAAACAGTCACCTGATATTGGTGGATTGCCATTCTCAAAGTCATAGTCATCCATTGGTAGGTCACACCAGTTGCCATCATCAAACACATTTAATGAAACATTCATGCTCCATCCTGCAGTCATATCTTGTGAGCGCTGGATGAATGGATCTGTACTCAATGTGAAGTTGATGTCTGAGAATTCAGTCCATCTGTACTGCTGCATGGTGATCTTGATATCATTGCAGATGCTCAAGCAGTCTGAATGAATCTCATTGATTTGTCTGTACTCCTGAAGGTTGTACTTGTCAGCAATGGTGATGATGATATTCACCTGGACAAAGCCGTCACCTAGTGAGCCCGGTTGCAGTGTTGCCACCATCAATGGATACTGTGCAGCATCTCTGCTGACAGCATCAAGATAGTCACCTTGAAAGTACTCTCTGATTTGTCTGTGAGCTGTTGCTATCTCTTGCAGCTCTCGCATCAGTTGATTGAGCGTTCTGTCCATTCTTCTCTAGGTATTTTTTGAGCTTGTCAATTTGTTTCTTGCTTGCCTTGAAGGTCTTTGTCATACTATCCAGCCAGTTGGTGTGTACCCTGTTCTATCTTTCTGTACTTGCTCATTGCAATCTTCTCCACAGTTGCCAGTGTATTCTGGATACTTCTGTCCATTGTCATCTTTCAGATGTCCAATCAAGCGCTCTTTGTAGAAATATGCATCCTTTCTGAGCAGATCACGCAGTGCTGTAGTCTCAGTGTCAGTGTTTGCATTCTGATACTCATCTGTGCTACGGCCCACTGCTTTATTGGTGAGCTTCTCATTCAATAGTACTGCAGCTCTGTAGTCAACAAAGGCCACCAAGCAAGGCAGGATGTAGTCATTCATCAATGTGCTGTAGTCAGTATTCCAGTCATTGTCTTCAATTCTCTGAAGCAATGCTTTATACAAGCATGTTCCAGTAGCAGGTTGAATGTGCATGTCCTGTGTGCGCTTGATAGCCACTCCAAGAATCTTTGTATCTGTGTTATTGTGAATCAATCCAAGCTTCTTGAGATTGTCCACTGTGATCATCATATTCATTTGCGCTTGATTACTAGTTGCTGTACCCAGATGTGACGGCAGTATGGTGTAGTCACCTGTGTTTCAGGATTGGTGTACCATCCACCTCTGTATGTCCACACGTTTCTGTCCACTCTGGCACTGATATTGTTGATGTCTTCTCTAGTGTATAGTCTGTTGAGTCCAATGAGACGTGTGCAGAATTCTCTGCTCTTGGTGATCACTGGTGGCACACCCGGTCTTTCCTTGTACGTATACACTACTTCAAACTGTGACACTGGTGCTTCTGCTTGGTCCACTACATTTTGTCCTAGGTCAGTCACCTGACCTTGGCTGATGACTTCTAATGCTGTCAATTTAGCAATAGACTCAGCTACCTGCTGGATAGTTGTCTGTGTTGCCTTAGCAATGGCTGTTGAATCTTCACCTCTGCTCATCATGTCAATGACGTTCTTGTCAAAGTCACTCAATTGCAGGACCAATTCACCTACAGATGCAAACATCAAGTCATGTGCTGCGAATACTTCTTCATTTGGTGTATCCCATTCAATAATCTGTTCTTTCACCACATAGTACTCTGAAGCATTACGGCCATACTCACTGAAGATATCAAGCTCATCCTTGCTGAATGTGTGATTTGTACCACAGCTTGACATAGTTGATGATGGCAGACCAACAATTTTGCGTGCTTGCACCTCATCAATTGAAGGAAAGGATGCCAAAACAATCTGCAATGCGCTGTCTGCAGTCAGTATTCCTGCTTTCAATTGTGCTACAATCTCCACAAGTGATGCAATTTGTGCACCGTTTAGGGCAGATTTTGCCACATCTACAGGTGCATCTGTTGCAGCTGGTGCTGAAGGTGATGCCGTTGGTGCTGTGATTGGTGCTACAGCCTTAGCAATTGAAGCAATTGGTGCCACATCTCGAAGCTTCAGTACTGCCATTGCACCTGATAACTTTGCCATATAGTTTACCATCCATTCAATCTGGCGCTGTCTAGCGTTTACATAGGTCATCTTGAATATCTCAAACAAGTCTGCAGACTCAGCTGCATTGAATGATCCATCCTTGATGATACCAAACAATGACGGTGAAGTAACTGAATGTGCTACCAAGATATTCTGTTGCACTGATTTCTCAGTCATCAGATAGCGGTCACTTAGGTCATTGCCGTTCAAGCTCATCACTGTAGGTGCCGTATCTGCTGAGTCACTGAATGTGATGATGATTTCTCCTGCATCCTCAACAGATTGTGTACGGCCCTTGATTTGTTCCTTGATTTTTCTTTCTTCTTCTGATGTCTCAGGGAAGCCACTTGCCAAGTTGATGAGCGTGCCAGCCTTGAAGCCGTTCTGTATCTCATACATATGAAACTTGCTGATGTCCACATCCGTCTGAATGGCTGTGATACCACCATAGTATGCAGGCTTTGGATAGATACCCTTCTCACCTTTGGCTTTCTTAGCAGGCTCTTTGTAGTACAGAATGAATGATCCTACAGGATTGTCTTCATCAAGTGCAGGATAGGCTCTGAAATTAGTTGCCTCTGGTGTTTGCTCACGTGCATTCCAGTCATCACTGACATAGTATGTGCGCTCATCCTCACTCATTCTCACAGCATCAATATCAATGAATTCCCAGCGGACCACACGTGTACCTTCTCTGTTCCAGGTACCAATGGCTGCCATAGCTCCAAAGACTTCAAAGTCAAATGTCAGCATCTGTACTATCTCATTCATTGAGAAGTCACTGTAAGGATTTTGCATAAACAGCGTAGCATCACCAGATACCGTCTCAAGTCCGGATCCTGCAATGTAGAATGTCTTGCTTTTAATGATACCCTGGTGCCAAGCAGAACCGTTCAACAGCTCAATCAAGAAGAATGGATAGTCATTCTTGCGGCCCCAGTTCATTATTCCAGTTTTCTTGTCCTTCATCTCCACTGGCTTTTGGTATTCCTTGGAGAATGAAAGTGTGAACATCTTGTCACTCATATATTGTGTGTATTATTTCAGTGTCATATTCATTGTTTGCCGTTGGATCTTCTACCACTTTGGCAAGTCCTTCTTCACACAGCCTATGTGCTTGGATAGGATCTAAATTCGTGTCACTTTCCTGCTCATAGATGCGGTATGTGTAGTCACCTGTGTAAGGGAACACCACATCCACACCATCAATGATGACAAATTCATCATATCTGGCTATGCCTAGACTGATATTGTCCAGGATACAGGTGACTGTTTCAAAGCTTTGCTGATGGACAAACTCAAACAGCCAGTATGGTGCCGTCAAAGTCTGCAGTTCGGTCACTGTCACTATCAGTGTGGTGCTCTGATTCCTCTGTATTTTTAGCATTGCGCTTGATTTTAGGTGATTTCGGCTCAAAGATAAACATCAAGCCAGCATTGTAGTACTCAGTTTCATTGCCCTCAGTGATGTACCAGCGCTTGCCTTTCATCCTGATTTCAGCTCCAATGTATTCTGCTTTTATTTTCATAGCATCTAATTTAAGCAAAAAAGGGAAGGGAAATATCCCCTCCCTCCATTATTTTGTGCGGTCTGAATTAAACTGCAGGTGACTGCTGATCTAGCAAGTCAGCATACAAAGCTGCAGCAACATCTGGCACCTCATTGTTTTCAAGTCCAGCAAGTACAATTGTGTGTCCGTTGCGGTCTGATTTAGCCACTCCAGAAGTGTACTCACCACCGTCATTCACCTGTAGTCCTTCTTCAAGTCCAAGTGCTACGATTGTTCCATCAGCTTTCTCCACCAATGCACACACTTCATTCTGTGCTAGCAAATGCAATTCTGCACGTAGTTCTTTTGTGTCTGATGCCAAGATCATTGTCAATGTCTGCTCATACCAAAGTGTTCCATTCTCTTTGTTCACCTTGATAGGTGCAGTATAGCTTGAAAGATTGCTCTTAAGCTTATACAAGAATGTTTCTCCAGTAACAGTCATTGATGTGATCTCATTGCCACTCATTGTGATTGGAGTGACGATAGCAGACACAGGGAAGAGAAGCACCGATTTGATACCTCCTTTTCCATTGGTACATGTTCTGTCATTGTACCCATTTGTCATTTCACAAGCCATCTGTTCTGTGTTTTATTTTTTTGTAAAAGGAGCACCGGTGAAGATGCTCCTGTTTGATTCAGTTAATTAGTCGTTTCTCCAAACACCGATTTGGTCAAGGAATGGAACCTGTACACCTGCACGGAATTTAGAACGGATGTAGATCACATCATCATCTTGAGAATACCACATTTCGTAGTTGTCAAAGTCAGATGACAAGTCAGTACCGAATACAAAGTCAGTTGCTTTACCTGTGAAGATAGCATCAGAACCGTTCAATCCTGGAACCTTAACTACACGCATATCTGTACCAGGTACAATCACTTCATTCATTGTAGCAATTTGTGCTGGAGAATAGTGGAAGAAGTTTAGGTCAACCAAGTTCTTCATCAAGAAGTTGAAAGACTCACGGCCAGCGAAACATACAAATGATGGATTTTCTGCTGCTGCTTCTGGGCTTAATGTGAAACAGTTGTAGAAAATGTCAT